ATTAGAGTCTGCTGCAAGTGCACCAGTAGCTGCTAGAGCTGTGGTTCCTCTTGCGAAAGGATTTTCTACTACGCCGTAACGAGTTTTGAATCCAATCTTTGGTTGGAAAGTATCTTCTCCAACTGCTCTTACCATTTGTAATGGAACATATGGACAATAGAATAAGCCAGCATCAAAAGCACTTGAGCCTTTGTAACCAACAATCATATAATTGTCTCCAGCATATGGATCTACATATACTCTAGTTCTACCATTAATAACACCTGCGAAAGTGCTACCTGTATCATCTACAGCTAGGTTATTTGAGTTTAGTGCTGGTGTGTAGTCAAGGACACCTGCCATTTGTAATGCTGATGCAACATCAGATCTACAAATAACTATGTTACCTTTTCCACGTCTGGTTCCTCTAGCTACAGCATTTGCTTCTCTCTCGATTGCAAACATTAAGCCTTTGAATTTTTCTACCATCCAACGACCATTTGAGTCGGTGTCTAGATCGAATTTACCAGCAGTAGTTGTTCCTTCTTGTGCTCCAACTTTAGCAATAGTACCAACAGTTCTAATTAATTCCCTGTTGATTTCAGCTAAAATTTCAGTTGAAAGGATGTTAGCCAATTCAGTTTCAGCATCTAAGCCATGAATTGCTTTTAAGTCTTGTGCTAATTCCATTGTGTATTCAGCTTTTAAAGCACGTGACATTGCTGTTACGGCTATTTTCTCAATGCTGAATGCCATTTCTGGAATTGCATTTGCGGCACCATCACCCAAGCGTTCAGCTTGTGTTGTTGTCATACCGGACATAAAATTGTACAATTCTAGGTTAGATTTTGTTGAATTCAAGTAACCATCTGCAGGTGAATCACCTAAGTTGATTGCTGAATCACCAATTGCTGTATTAGCATGGTCATCTTTATCTACTGAGAAAGCTGTATTAGCTTCATTGTAGAATGACTCTGTACCTGATTGTGTTGCATAACGTGAACGCATAGCAAAGATAAGTCCTGTTGGACCTGTCATTGGTTGTACGCCCATGATGTCATAAGCAACAAGGTTAGGCATTGCACGACGTACTAAACTTATTAGTACTGGATCGTATATATCGACTGCTCCGCCCGAAGCTGTACTAGAAGAAGCACCCATAGCATTTGCTGGGGCTGCCTCAAGTAGGCTTTGAGGAGCGAATGTTGCTTGCTCTTTTAAAGCAATTTCAGTATTTTCAAGAACAGCTGCTGTAACTGAGCGTCTTAAAGGATCTGTAATAGCTGGTAGATCACCGTGCTCTAGTATTGGCTGCCATTTCCTGACTAGCTCTTCATTTAATCTCATTTGTTGTCCCTCCTGGGTCTTTATTATTGTTAATTATTTACGAACACTTCTAGAAATAGCACTTGTGTAAGCAGCCATAGAACCAGTAACTTGTGGTTCATCTGAATCTAGCTCAACAGGCTCACTGTTAAGGTCGCCTTCAGACTTTGCTGATTTATTAGTAAAATAATGTTCTTTTAATAAATCTATTTTAGATTTATATTCTTCATTGTTTTCATACTCTATACCTTCTGAAAGTTTAGATAACTTGTCAATTTGAGTCATAGTTAATCCATCACATGCTTCTGAGAAAGTTTTATATCTTTCTAACTCATCAACAGCTTTTTTAGAATCTATGCTTTTATTAATTTGTTCTTCTAGCTTTCCTTCAAGCTCTTCTTTTTGCTTTTCTAATTCAGCAACAAGATCAACTTTTTCTTCTGGTACAGAAATATAATTTTCTGTGAATAAATCTTTAATCTTATTCATGAATGTTTCAGCAACTTCGACTTTAAGTGCATTCTCGATTGCAACTTCGTTCTCTTTCATCCACTCTTCAGTGACGTAATCGAGATACTGGTCAACACGGTCAGTTAACTCTTTGCGGAATGTTACTTTATCCTCTTCAAGTTTTTGACTGAATTCTTCTTGCATATGGACATGAAGCTCAACTAATTTAGTATTAACTGTTGCTTCAAATATGGTAGCAGCTTTACTTCTAAAGTCTTCTGATAGGTCATCCCCATCAAAAATTTCACCAACTGCTTCAGCAGCACCTTTGGTGCTTAGCTTTGGCATTGGATCTCTACCATGTGACTGTGACTTACTTGCTGGCAATTTGTTTTTACCATAAGCATTCACTTCACCTGATAGCTTCATTAAAGTATCTTTTGTCATACCATTCATTTTGCCCATGACTTGTGAGATCAGCGCAGCTTTAGACACAGATGCTTTTTGAGCATCAGCAGGAGTTGTTGAATCCCCCTGAGATTTATCAGCACTTCTTGAAGCGCTCCCAGTACT